GGGGTCTTAATTTTCCATTGCACTTAGAACGTATAAATAAGAGTGAGGATCGCGATGTACCACCATCCACCCTCTCTAACAGTTTATAAGGAACTATCAGCATGAATATTTACACTCCCTACACCTATCTCATAACATTTCTGCCCACAGGGCAACAGTACTATGGTGTTCGTACCAAACGAGGCTGCAACCCCACAGACCTTTGGAACAGTTATTATACAAGCTCTAAGGTTGTACGTCAACTGATCGCTCAACACGGCTGTGGTGCTTTTACAACACAAGTCCGTAGAACCTTTGCCACACGAGAACACGCATTGCTGTGGGAACATCGTGTTCTCCGTCGATTGGATGCTGCCCGTACTCCTCACTGGCTAAACAAGAACAATGGTGATAAGAAGTTTATCAACGAAGGCAAGACAATGAACGGTAAGAAGCATACCGAAGATGCCAAACAGCGTATGAGTATTAACAGCAGTGGAGAGAAGAATCCCAATTGGGGAGGAAAAGCATTCACTGACGAGAGTCGTCGTAAAATAAGTGAAGCTCGTAAGGGATCTAAACACACACCCGAGTCCCGTAAGAAGATGTCGGCGGCTCAGTCTGGGGAGAACAATCCCAACTATGGTAAGAAGTTCCATTGGTGGAACGACGGCACTCGCAATTCGTTAGTAGAACAATGTCCCGGATCGGAGTGGGTGCGTGGACGCTTATGGAGTGACGGACATAGAGCTAAGATGTTAGCATCACGGCACCCTACATAAGGAAAAAGGTGGGCTACTGCTGAGACAGTACCCACCCTCAATGGAAAACTGGGTCTAAATCAATTTTCCATTGCCACGAGCACATATTTGCCAAATCTTTTATGAAACTCTTCGAAGCTCTTCATCTTTGTAGCATCCAACGGCAGGTTGTAGTTTGTCAACGCTGTCTTCGCACCCATCACTACCAACTCAGTTGGGAAATTGTCCATCATGTAGCGGAAGAAGTTGTCAGCACCGTCGTCCCAGTTCTTGACTTTCTTCTCTGAACGGTCTTTCAACTCGTAGCACAAGCTCACAGTCAAAGAGTACATTGCTGAGATCTCTTTAATCTGCAGGTCCTTGACCTTGCCATCAATGATGTCTTCTGCTTTAGGCAAGCGTCCTGCAATCTTGCGGTGAGCCATAAACTTCACAGCCAAGCCATCACCAACTGCACCACTGATCAAGTTAGTCAGCGTGTCGTTGTCAGTGTCGTCATCTTCCAACAGCTCGCTCACAAAGCTCCATGAACGTGGAGTAGCGAATGCCTTTGAGCTAGACTTAGGATCAAAGTCATACAGATCTTGCTTGGCAAAGCCCACATAGCCTACGACCTCTGAGTGGATCTTGTTCAGCGTGGCCCAGTCCTGCCAGTCATCAAAGTCTACCTTTGCTTCCAAGTGGACGAAACGGTTAGCCAGTGGAGCTGGCATACGATATGTCACACCACGATCGCCTTCGCGGTTACCAGCGGCAACCAAGTCAACACCATCTGGCAGTTTGTAAGTACCAACACGACGGTTCAGGATCAACTGATAGGCCGCAGCCTGCACAGCTGGAGGAGCACTGTTCAACTCATCCAGGAAGATGATTGCGGTGCTAGTTGGATCTGTAGGCAGCTCTGCTGGAGGCGCCCACACCATAGTGCCTAGGTCGCTGTTGTAGTAAGGAATACCTTTGATGTCAGTAGGTTCCCACAGGGCTAGACGAACGTCGATGACTTCGCGGCCTGCGTCTTCGCCAATCTGCTTGACGATATCTGACTTACCAATACCTGGAGGACCCCACAGGAACACTGGGCGACGTTTCTGGATTGCCTTAGCGATAGAACGCTTGGCACTCTTTGGACCCACTTGACGAACACTAATATCTGCTGACTTTGACATAATAAAGACCCTTCTCAGTTGTTACAATTTGCTTTCTCAGTGTTAATAGTATAACACCAATCACCCTAGTTGTCAAGCTCTTTTTACAAAGTTAAGTTGGGTAGTGTTGTCGCCACGAACACTTTTAATCTTTGCTTTGATACAGATCTTAGTGCCTGCTTCTAAGTTACTATTATACCAGAAATCAACGAAGCTGTCAACCAGTTTTGCAGTAACCCTATACTTGTCATAGTCTTTGCTGTAGTAGCACTTGACAACTTCTACTTCGCCCTGGATCTTGTCTCCCACATTGCCTGTGAGCTGGGTTGAGTTGCGGATGTCGCTGGTTAGATCCTTACGCTCTTGCTCACGGACCATAGCAGCAGGCAGGCAGCTGACAATGGCAAACTCTAGTAGGTTACGGCCGGTGAACTCATCCATCTGTGCAATACGCAGAGCCTGCTGCTCGAACTCGTTGATCTTGCCCGATAGCTGTTTAAGCAGGAAGCCGTTGAAGAAGTGTCGAACTTCACGTCCTCGCTCGATGTCTGCGGCAGTAGCTTCGGTCACAGCATCTGTTCGCAGCCATTCTTTCAGCATCATCTTGTTGGCCTGTGTGATACGCTTGGTGCACTGATTCTCCATCACGTATACATCTTCTTTGAAGTAGCCGCCGTTGACTCTGTCAGCTGCCACTGCCAATCCCCAAACTTGATCTGCTGTAAACATGTTCGCTCCTAAGTTCTTACTATGACGCTAGTATACTATAATTTATCCCGATTGTCAACCACTTTGTTGGAGTTCCAGCCAAGAAAAAAGACTGTGGCATTTCTACCACAGTCCTAAACACTGCCCCGGGAGCGACTACGGTATGTGTTTGAAAACCCCTTAGAGGGTGATGCCCATTGACTTGGCCTTGTAGCCCAGTGCCACGATCTCACGGCTGGCATTGCCCATTTCATATTCAGTGACCATAACACCGTTGCCTGCTTTGCGGCTCTTAGCGTAGATGGCATAACCATTTTGACGCAAGCGGCTAGCTTCTGCAGCCAAGTTACCAACGCCTAGATCACTCTTGGCCTGTGCTGGTGTTAGTTTTGCACCATTGTAAAGTGCTTGAAAGACTTTGAATGTCTTTGTATCTTTAGAAATACGTTTCATGTTTAAGTTTCCTTTGTAAAGCTGTTATTTCACAGCATTTAATTAGTATATAACACACAGCGTTGAATGTCAACCCTGCGGTTTACCAATTTACTTCTTTACAGAAACATTAGCTCGAAGGAACGCACCGAAGATAACCACAGCCAACCAAGTGCCGATAGTGTAAGGGATCTCCAATGCAGGGAACAAAGTGTTCGCCGCCCAGATGGTAATGACTGGGCCAATGGCAACCAGCACAACGATCAACAGGATACCTAGAATAATTTTAAGCATTGTCATTCTCCATTTCGTTAATTTCCTGTTGAAGCTTCAGTTCAGCGATTTCTTTGTCGACTTCTTTCTCTGCCCGTCGACCTGCTGTGGCACTGCCCTTCTTGTAGATCTCCCAATAGTGATCTTCACAGTAGCTCTTGCCGCCGATACTCTTTTTGCCGCAGAACGTGTACGGCCACGCCTTTTGTTCTGCGCCAATGAACTGACATGTTCTTGCTGGGCCAAATCCTAAATCCATTATGCACCCCTCCGCATGATTGTGACTTCAGCCATGCTCTTCCAGTTGTTGGCAAAGCTCTTGCGCAGGTCTGCAACCTTGAGCACAGTGCGCAAGCTCAACTCACGCATCTTGGCACGGTTCTCCATAACAAAGTCTACTACCTCATCACGCTGAACTTCATTGAACTCGTAGCTGTCCAGCATGCCGTCAACTACAATCTGCTTGATACGCAGGCACTTTTCACGATCAGTGTCCATTTGCAGATCAATGTAGTGGCAACGGCTTTCTAACGCTGCCAAGTGATCTTGCAATTTCTTAGAACGAACGTTCTCGAACTTGATGTTGGTGATAAAGATAGCACCTGCTTTGAATTCGAACTTGTCTGGAATGCCTTCGCTTCGCAGGATGCGGCTGTCAGTGTTCCAAGAGATAGTGCGCTTCTTGCTAGTGTCCAAAGCTGCTTTGAGAATGTTCAAGCTAAGGTCGTCTAACAGTACTGAGTCACAGTCATCGAACACGATAACGTTACCTTTCTCACTGTACTCGTAGAGCTTGCTGTACAGGCCAATGGCACTCATAGCACCCTTCACAATCTCATAGCGTGGCTTACGGTCACCTAGTGCATTGAACAGGTCGTCCTTGCTGAGCACTTCGTCAACACCAAAGCTCTTGCCTACGCCTGGAGGGCCTGTGACAATCATTGCTCGCACATTGCCTTCTTTCACAGCCTTGGTCATGTCTGTAAGTACTTCAAAGCGAGCACGTAGGCGCTCAACAATCTCTTCGTCTGTCTCTTTAGACACAACTGCATCACTGACTTTGATCTGTTCCAAGCTCTTGTCTCCTGCTGGAGTTGCTGACACATCGCCTGACACAACAATGTAGCTGTCTACACCATCACACTTGATCTTGATCTTGCGAGCTGGAATGCCTGCATTGCTGGGATTAGCGCTGCCGCCTTCTACTGTAACGAACCCGCCAGTGCTGCCAAACTTGAAACCATCTACAAGTTGAAAGCGTACACCGCTCATGCTGGTCTCGCGGCCACGGATCTTGTAGGTACCATCGTTGATTTGAATAACTGCTGACATAGTTTTCGCTCCTATTTGCTGTTTAAGTGTTTATTATACTGCCAAATGAAGCTGTTGTCAACCCCAGCGGCTGTTGTAATTACGCCACAACTGCTTCTGTAGCCTTTGCTTCGCTCATTGAAACCCACTTGCCGTCTGTAGCGTTACAGCGTACGAACCACGCAGCTATACCGTTGAGCTTGCGCAAGATGTAGTCGTATTCCTCTTGCTGGCATAGGTCAAAGTATTCCTGGATGCTGTCGTACTTGTTGCTCTGCTGGCTATACTCGCCGCGATCACGACCATAGAACAGGCACTGTCCAGCCCACTTGGATTGGAACGCAAGGTACTCATCGCTGCCGTACTTGCCAGGTGCATCAAACGGACGCTTAACACCAATCTCTTCGCCCAGTGTACTGAGGTTCCCCAAGTCCAACAGTTGCTGCACTTTGAACGGGTCCATGTAGTGATTAGTTAGGATAGCGCCTGTGCCGGACAAATAATTATGCCAATGGCAGTAAACTTGCTCTACTGTGCCGTCTGCGTATTCTAAAGCAATAGTTCCGCGAGTTCCCATTTAGTGCTCCTAGTGTGTGTTGCTGTCTATGTGTTAATTATAACAGCTTTTGGATTAATCGTCAACCAAAAAGTTTGTAGTACTTGGGTATTACATGCTCCAGTAAGTTTCTGAGCTTGGGCTACAGTAGTAGGGCGTGTCATAACGCTCTTGAAACTCTATGCCACCCATTAAGTTTTGTTTGGTCACAAAAGTTTCAAACACGTTGGCTACCACGCCATCCCTACGAAAGTCTTCTGCAAGACACTCAATGTAGTCTTTGGTGCTGGGGGCATAGTCCATCACTTTAATAAAACGCAAGCCTGCCTTGTTTTTGCCGTGGCGCTCATCACGTTTGATACGCTTGTCTGCTTTGTAGATTTCAATTGTGTATTCAGTTAACTTAGACATTTTCAACTCCTGTTTTGCTTTGCTATGTGTATATTATAACAGCTTTTGGATTAATCGTCAACCAAAGACCTTACACATAAAAGGGTGAGTTGAATCCAAGTGTGTTATACACACATTCACGCACGGCTGTATCGGTTGCTTCACCAAAGTCTTCGGGGAATCTTTCGGCCAAGTTGGTCAATGCAGTAAGTGTGGTGGGCCAATCATATTGAAGTATGCTGGCCTCTCGCACAACCGCTGCCACTGCATCATTGCCCGACTCTGTGTACATGCTGAAGTTTTTCACACTGTGCTCCTGTTGCTAGTATTGGTATTATAACACTGGTTGGACCATCAGTCAACCAAACTCGTAAAATTTAACAGTAGGATCCACAGCCTTTAATTCCAGGGCCGCGGCGCGGAGCACACGGTATCTGCGGCTCTCTTCTGCACCGCTGAGCTCGCCATCACAGCTCAAGTTCTCTGGACTAAGGTCGCTGTCCAACATGCCTGCGATATGCTGACGGTCTGCACTCAGGGCCAAGCTGAGGGGCGCATCACCAAAGATGGCACTCCATTGATTCTTTTGGTCTACATAGTTTTGTAATGCACTCATAGTGTCGCTCCTAGTGTGTGTAAGTGTATATTATAGCATCAAACAATAACCCAGTCAACCACTGGGTTATTGTAACTTCACAGTGCGGCAGTGTCAACGGCTACATCTGCCAGCACCACTGTGACTTCGTAGCTCTTCTTTGCCTTGTAGAGCAGCGCTGCCATCTGTTGAGCAGCATACGAACTGTCAGCAACGATGGGCTTCTGCTGACCTTTATAGAATGCAATGTATGTACGCATGACTTAGTCCTTTGTTGCTGTTTAAGTATTAATTATAACAACTTTTGGACAGCTTGTCAATCAGTAGTCTGCAGAAACCCTACCAGCAGCAGGGTCATAGCTAAGGAACACTTTGTTAATCTGTAGCTTGTTGTCTTCCATGTACTCTACCTTGTAGGCAAACTGTCCACCAGTTGTGATGCCCACGAACATGCTGTGCTGGAATGCAGGACGCTTGTAGCCTGCTGCTCGGATAGCGTTGGTCAATGCCACAGCAGTGAACGTGGTCAGTGTCTTGAGAGCGCTTGGCGTGATCATATTGTCTCCACTGCGTCGTCTACCATCTTGTTGCACAGGTTCATTGTTATCATGGCCACAGTCATAGCCAATGCTCGCTCTGGACCCGAAAACTTCTGTAGGTAAGCGAACAGGTCCGCTTGAGTCTTTGGTGTGGCAAACATGCCACTGCATGGAATTGGATTTGTCATCTTGTGTCCTTTGTTGCTGTGTAAGTGTATATTATAGCAGCTTTTGGCAAAGCTGTCAACTCCTAACGTGCCATGGCCAAGCCTACAAAGCTGGCACACTCGTAGCCATGAAACTTAACGATGTGATCATGCTCTCGATGATAGGTGTACATGATTTTGCCAATGCCTGAGCTGGGATGCAGTGTGATGTGGCTTTGCCACATGCGCTTGGGCAAGAAGTAGTAGCGCAGCTGGTCCTTGTGCGGATTGTATATGGTGCAGCGAAGTGCCCCTATCTTGCGTCCACCACCTGCTGTTTCTACACCGCTGATTTCTCCACCATGACTCCGGCCACCGGCGACCGCAGGATTAACACGTATGCTGGCTGTCTTTGAGTCTGTGCCATCACTGAAGTCAGCATGAGCAGCATCAATAAACTGATAAGGGCCTACAGCAGCAAGGCTTTCTTCAACCAGTCGTTCTACATTGAAGATGTCAGGATGCTGCAGGCCGTAGGCTCGCAGGTCCTTGCTTTTCCTAAACTCTGGATGATACTGGGTTATTACATCTCTCATCAATACTAGGTTCTTACTCATCATGTTCTCCTTGGTGTGTGTATGAGTGTATTATACTGCCGCTCGTACTATGATGTCAACCTCTAGTCGCCGCGAACAGCTGTAGCACCTAAAATGGTAAGAATCCCATTGTAGAATGCCAGCACTGTCACAGGGTTATCAGCCTTGGTAATCATAATAGATGGCACGGTGACAATTGTAAGACATTATCTGTATAAGTGATCGTTCCGGACATCTGTGTTGAGAGTGGGCTTCAACTCGCGGCGCAGCTCTACTTCGCGTCGATGGGCAGCAGCTTTGCCTCTCAGTGTTTCCCACACGTATACTTCGATCTCGCTCTTGTCTCTGAGTGTGCGCAGTGCTGCACACAGCCGCCATGCCTTGTTCTCTGTCTTGGCACGGTACCAGTGCTTGGCTGCACGAGCTAGCACTGACTTGTTCACAGTGCTTTCAGTCTTTGCAGTGACACCAATGTAGCTGGCACCACCTACACGCAGCTCATAGATGATGTGCGTACGGTCGACTCGCTTCTTACGGGGTGTGTTTTTTGTCTCCATAACAGTATTATACGACACTTTGAACACTCTGTCAACCAAAAAGAAAAGCCCCTAAGGGCTCAGTGGTTATTCGTCCCCGTCCGGGCTGTGATCTGCCGCGCTGCGCTGTTCCGTGGCAGCAGCCTTCTTCTTGGGCTTGCCCCATGCTGAGTAGCTGGCACCTTCCACTCTGCCCGATACATTGTTAGCGATCTTCTGAATCTTTCCGCCCTCAGCTAGAAAGGCCGCCATAGCTGCTTCGCCTGCTAGCCGTGACTCTCGCTTTTCTCTAATGGCTGCTGCCTGCTGTTCTGCTGCTTTACCTGAATCGTATTCTGACATCTGTATCCTTAAGTTAACTTGGTCCGGCGTGCAGGAATCGAACCCACATTCTAGAGGTAGAAGCTCTATGTCCTATCCGTTGAACGAACGCCGGGAAATTTGGTGGGCCGACTTGGAATTGAACCAAGACTCAACGAATTATGAGTTCGCTGCTTTACCATTAAGCTATCGGCCCTGTGTGCTATTCTTCTTGATCCTGTGCATATTGCAGCACCATCTTGTGCAAAGGTTCCATGTGGGTTTGAAATACCTCCGGCGCTGCATCAGCAGCACGTTGCAGGTCCCACGCGCCCGGATAATGCCGCAGCAGACTTCTTGCTTCCTCACGAACTGCCTTGGGTATACGGGGATATTCCCCACCCGCTAGTCGCTGTAGAAACTGAGCCGTCCACTGTACAGCACGATAGCGTTCATCTGGCATTGTCATCTAGTTCTGCTTTGTTGCTTAGTAAGTATATATTATACTACACATCGAGGGAAATGTCAACCCCTAGCAGCGGGGTCTTTACCATTTAGGCTATTTAGGCCACTGATC